CAGTTGCACTGTTCCTGTGCGAGCCAGCCGTTCGTACCCCATGTACTTAATTGGCTTAGGGCTTACTCGATAAGTAAACTGCACATGCACATGGTCTACTGGGTGACCAACAAATCGAATTTGCATACGGTCAGGATTAACATCACTACGCATTACTGTGTAGTAGTACGGCTCGCCTGACCCGTTGCTATTAACCTCAAGCCTCTGCCAATCCATAGGTGGTATGTAGCAATGAAGCGTACCTACCGTGTTCGTAGTTAACGCATCAATGTTTTTGCAATCTACCGGGAGATCGTAGAATTGCTGCGGCTCCATTTGAACCGCCGTAGCAGACCCTTTAGCCTTTTGGTCAAAGCGGACAACATTTCCGTCAACGCTAACCACGCGGACAGGATCACGGAAAGTAGAAGAAGCCACCCTGACAATTCTGCCAGGAATAAAAAGACTTCCATCCCCGACTTGGACATACTCGCTGTTTGCTGTAGTAGTTCCATTGGTGGCTAACTTTTGCGTAAAGAACCCACTGGTTCTCGTATACCACTGCCAATCTCGGCACTGGATAACTTCGCGGACTCCGTGGATAACGGCTTGGCGGACGGCTTCATGTTCGCCGTCTTGTGCGCCTCCACCGTTTGCCGCGAGTAAATAGGCAACAAGGTCTTGGGCTGTATTCACTTCTTTTTACGTCCGTATTTGTCTATGACTTTTTCTTTTAACTCACCCTGTTTCATGGTCGGGTGTTTGCGTTTTTCGACTGCCATTAACTCACGGGTAGCAGAATCGCTTAAACGCTTGCTTTCTGGGCGAGGCATAGCGCGGCCTTTGTGATTAACTGCACCTTGCACAGTTAGGTTTCTTTTAGCCGCAACTCTTTGAATATCCCCGTGGCCATCTACCCATGCCTCTGGGTCAGCAACGCCACGCTTATCGGCTATTGGCCCGCAGTAATATTTCCCACTTGGGTTTATGCCTGCGGCTTTCGCTTCTCGTATCATTTTCCGCGCTCGCCACGCAGGCATTTCGTTGAACTGTTCGTTGTTGTACCTCCCTTGCATGTAAGACCGATCTGTACCTTTCGAGGCAGGAGGAGTTTGCAAGGCGCACATGACAGCGAATTTTTCTCCGACCCCGTCTTCTATCATTTTCTTGTAATGATTTTGAACGTGACTTCCTTCCCGTTCTATTTCGTAAGGAAGTCGATTCTGATTTTCTGAGGTATTCATATGCTTTCCATATTCCTTTTGAGTTATCCCCAAGTGCGCCTATTGCGTTATTGCACCTCATGCACAAAAGGCCACGTACTTCATTGGTTTTGTGGCAATGATCAATATGTAGTCTTTTAATTTTCTTTCCACAGATAGCACACTTGCCATCCGCTTCTTCTACCATGCAGTCGTAATCCTCTGGAGTCATTCGGTAGCGAGTCCAGAGATTGTGCTTTCTCTTTTGCTTGCTTGGTTTTTTTGTCACTGCGGATCTAACTCAGGTGGAACCTGGGGTGGAGAACCGCTACCACCCTCTGCAGCCTGATCAGGGGAGGGGAGACCTGTCGGCGCAGAAGGTGGCGCGGGAGGGGGAGGCGGTGGCAATAGATATGGCGCTGCATCGATATCAAGCGACTCGGCCCAATCAGACATGAGCGCGTTGAAAGGATCGACTACACCAGACCCAGCAAGTTGCGACAGTATTGGACCAAGAGTCTGTACAGACATCTGCATCTGCTCTTGACGTGTCGCCTTGTTGGGCTTTCGAGCCGAGCCCGCCTCGACCCTAAACAGCAGTTCTCTTGTAAGAGATATGATATCCCTACGACTGATGTGTTGCGCCCACGCCGCTGCACCCATGTTCCCTAGCACAGGCTGTATGTCGTGAGGTTCTAAAAGCCACCGCGCAGCAAGAGCCTCTCGCCTTGCTACCATTGACATTGTGTCTTCCACTTCGTTAGCCATGTTGTCTGGCCTGATCGAAATGTTTTCGTTTTTAATTTGTGCGTCCGTAGCACTTCTGCTCTGGACCCTAGTCTGACCATACGCGAGTTCTGACAACCCAGTTCGTTTCGCGAACTCATCCATTATCGCGCTGATGATGTCCCAAAGATCTTTAGTGACCTGCGGGAGTTGAAAGACACTGACAACATCATTAATACTTCTTCCAAGAAGTTCTGATATTGAAAGGATCTTAAACCCACCTTCTGACGGTGCGAGCAGTTGTTCTTTGAGCGTGTCGTCAGCGGCTTTCTGTATCGCTACAACTGTTTCACAACTAGTTGCAATGCGAGTGGCCAGGAACGAAAAACACCAGTTAAGCAATCGCAACTCGCCAATGGCGGGCCTGATGTGACTCACAGGCCAGGAATATCCTGGTTTCCTGTGGAACGCTAGCATCGTGAAAGGCCAGCCCTTCGGGTCACAATAAAACGGAATTGGCCAGGATACTCTAGGTAACACACTAGCCGGTACTCCGAGTTGTTCGTCTACTTCTTCTTCCATCACCTCTGGAGGAAGGTTGAGCGGATACTCCACTCCTTCGCAAACAACCAAGTAGCAATAGTTTCCTACTTGATCGAAAATGCCTTTGTTGTCTTTAGGCGCGTCTTTGAACCTGTCCCCCATTCCGCACTTAGACCAGATCTTGTAAAAAGTAATTAGTTCGTTAGTAGTCTCTTTTTTCCTTCCCCTAGGCTCTCGTCGTAATTTCTTACCATCCCCATCCAAGTGCTTCTTTAAATCCTCTATGCTCAAGTTGTATGTAGAGGCAACTTCTTCTATTGGCCTAACACACTTCTTTGCGCACCAAAGCATGTCGTCTTCATTATCGAAATCTGGATCGATAAGGAGGTTATCAATAGAGTCATGGAACGAACCAACCATTCTCATAGGTGGACGCGACCCATCAGACGACGTATCTATTGAAACAAGTTCCGTCCAGAAAACACCGCCACCCTTAATCAGCGCTTCGTTAACTACCTTACGCGCCTGTTTTTTCAGGTCTAACTCTACGGCGTTCCAATCCAAATACTTTTCTAGCAGTTTGGCTGCAATGCCACGCGACTGCCGCTCTTCATCTTCAGCCTGGACTGCAGCCAGGATCTGCTGCTGCTCCATACTAGGCATGCCATCTGGGCCAAGCGGTTGATCTAAACCCATCGGAGCAAGGGGGATGTCCGGTGGGTCCATAACAGTGACGGTACGCACAGGGTTTCTGGCGTAAATGATCGAACCAAATATGTCGATCAATTCAAAGACTTTGTTTAATTGCATCCTGAAAGAAGGCGGTGCAATTGAACTGTTATAGCCACGTTCGCCGCGACTATACGAGTCTTTCCACATCCAATTGTGGTCCCCGTCATAAAACTGAGATGCTTCTTTTGCGTCATCCATAAACGGCTTTTTATATTTTTCAGCCGATTTAAGTTTTTTGACCCAAGTAGCAACAAGTTGTTTAAGCGGGCTGTTTGCTTGGTTTTCTACGGTCACTGGTTTCCCCTGCGCTGAGGCTGTTAATAGTGTTTGTTCCTACCGAAAAGTCCCATACTCCAAAGTCTTCCCAGCCGTGGTCTCCCAAAAGTGCTGGATCGTCTTTGTGATGGCATGAAGATTCAACGAAAGCCTGTCCTGCTCTGTTGAATGTCAATATGGTTATGGTCGAGTCACTGGGTTTTTCCATAACAAATCCGACTACAGGCTCAGAGAAGCCTTGCAGGTCACGGGAAAACACAACAATATCGCCAATGTTAGGACGCGGCATGCGCCATGTTTCAGTCTTAGCCATTAATTTTCTCCTTGGGGTGGACCCAAGAATACATACCCACGACCATCCCTCCCTAGCCTTTTTTTTCTTTCTGCCTGCCACTTAACCCACCAAGGGTCTGGCATGTTTGCTTTCACTGGAGGCTGGTGGTACTGCGGACGATATGCACACAGGTACTCCAGGCACTGGCAAAGGTGGACTTCGCCTTTGGTATTAGGCTTATCAGTAACTATTGACGTTCCAGAAACGTAGTTAACTTGCTTCCTGTAGCGCTTTAACTCCCTCTCTAAGTCAGGACACGCATTCTTAAGTATGCGCAGAA